GATTCCATCTCCAATATGATTCATCAGACTTAAACATCTCTATTGATCTTTGACATATATAGATTAAGACCAGTACAAATACAAGTCCAATTATAATAAGACGTCTTCTATTCATATTATATAACAAGAATTCGAATATTGTATTGCGTCTATCATCTATCGCTTTGTTTCATCCAATCAATTAGAATGAATCAAGATGAACAGATCGATATAGATGATGCATCATATACCGATATCATCGATTATTTACACAATAATACACCCTCCAATATGGATCAACAAGTCCCCACTTTCTTCGACATCTCCGATCAAGCACCTTCCTCCGTACAACTCGGCACAAGTTTCCTGAAAGATCTCGAAATATTCCGCGATTTCGACAACAAAATCGATCAATCCGTCTTCGAACATGTTGTCGGATGTCAAACCACCATCGGTCGCCATCTAACCCGACACATCTGGTCAACTCCCATCACTGACACCACTCGCCTCCGGCATCGTCAAAAACTCGCCGAACTGACACAAGGTCTCGATATACAAGCCGCACTCCGCGAAATCAAGCAACATGAACCTAACTTGTTCCTTCTCGCCAATCCTGACCGCAAATACGCCGTTGAAGTCTTACGCAGTATCGTATTCTTCCAATACCCTTCACCCTCTTGGTTCCCCTTCAATATCAACGATGTGTTGAATCGACAATCAACGCTGTTGACATGCACATGTTTATATCGCGAATATCTCAATCCGATTCATATCCTCATTTCACCAGTGTTGCCCGTCATTTTACCCTTTATCATGATGCGTATATCGAAAATGCCGATTGATTACACTTTCTATATGAAGATCATTAAAAGTCAATTCATCAGTGATGGCGGTATTCTAAAATATGTTTTCGGTCATGCATCAACATTGACCGCACTCGGTGCCATGTTTATCACATCAATGTGGATATTCCTGTATTTTTATCAAATATATAGTGCCTGGCTCTATTCATACACAGTTGCCGAAACTGTTGTTAAATTCCGACAACATTGGAACTCTTACCGCACTCTTTACACCATTGCCAAACAGTTCTATGACATCACTCCTACCAATGCATGGCCACTCCTCGATAGTGAATTCAATATGTCACATCATCGATTGGCCATTACCTTGGCCGATTGCGCTACTCTGTTCACAACAGATACAACATTCGATCAACTTCTTGAACGGGGATCATTGTTACAGATTTATTACGATATGACCAAGTTGATTGATGACGGTGCTTTTCACACTTTGTTTTATTGGATCGGTATTATGGACTATTATCGATGGATCAATTATATGGTTGGACTCGGAAGATTCCAATATGCCAAATATTCGACCCAAAACAAGACATGTCAACTTCGCATTCGTGGATGTGTACATCCATATTTGAAGAACCCAGTGGCCAATGATGTCATCTTCAATCGGAATCGCGCAATGCTCATCAGTGGACCCAATGCAGGAGGGAAATCGACTTATATGAAAGCGGTTGCCATTCATGTACTGTTTGCGCAAACAATGGGATTCGCACCAGGTGAAGTGACTATGACCCCTTATGACTCGATGGACACATATTTACATATACCGGATTGTAAGGGCAGAGAATCGCTGTTCCAGGCGGAAATGAATCGATGCATTGATTTCATCGATAAAGTGGAGAACGGTCCGGCAAATGCGCGGGCTTTTATGATGATGGATGAGATCTTTACATCGACTAATGTTGTTGAAGGAGTTGAAGCGGCACATCATGTTTTACGACGATTGATCGATAGTCCAGGATTGACACTTATGGTAACGACACATTTTGAAGAGTTGCGACAATTGGAGCGCGAAACCGATGGACTTATTGTCAACTATTATGTTGAAGTTAAGAGAAAGAAGGATCGACAAATTGTGTTTACATATCGGATATGTCGAGGAACAACAACAGAAAGAGTTGCATTGGATTTAATTGCGGCTAAATTGCGAAAAACTAATGTCGCATGTAAATAGATATTCATGTTTTCGTCGCCACTTGTTCTCGCCGGAATTGTTTTAATTGCATCTTTGTGCTGGTATGTTTGGACACAGTATAAGATGATCAGCGATCTACAAATCGACATTAAGCGGCGATGTGCTGAAGTTGATGCACTCAAATATCAGATTGAGACGAGGTATTCACCTGCAAACGATTTGACACCGGAGCTGTTCAGACAACTTCTGCCGCATCGTGCTCCTGATGAGACTTACGACGCCGATGAGGCCGAAGAAGCCGGAGAGACCGATGAGGCTAGAGAGGAGGCCATCAGGACAAATGAAGCAGTTGTTAGCGACGATGACGATGTTCCTGATGCATCAGCGGACTTTTGCCCAGTTAAGCAGGAAGATGATAGTGTGATTGTCCTTGAAGAGCCTGTCACTGTAGCAATGCAGCCGGATGCACCTGTTGAGGCACCTGCTGAGGCACCTGCTGAGCCGGAGATAATCCCGGATGTGGTGATGAATGTTGTACCTTTGGTGCCGGAGAAGAAATCCCGTTCGCGAACATCAAAGAGACTTGTTCTCTAATTAATTTATCTAATATCATAATAACAAATGAGTCAAAGACCTATTTATGATAAAACTTCCGATAATCGTTATTTTCATTGTCCACCTCGTATGGATGACGCAAGACACTTTACCGACTATCGGCCGTCAGCTCTTGTGAATCATATGGCACAAACATTTAATCATCAGATGACAAGTTACGGATATCGACAGTTTTTGATTCATCATGCTGGACAGATTATGGATGCTAATCGGTATTACACTTATATGAAGAACGGTTGCGCTGTTGACAATTCTCGTGATCTTAATGGAACTTCATCCGTTAAACCAGCGAATGCAACATTTTAAAATGTGATCTATCATTAAGATGACACGTAAATATCGAGGTGGACAAAATGGTACGGAGAATAGTACGAAGAATAGTACGGAGAATAGTACGAAGAATAGTACGGAGAATAGTGCAGCCAATAATGTGAATGCAATGCTTGGCAATGCTGCTGCTAACGGTGCTGCTAACGGTGCTGCTAACGGTGCTGCCGTTAACGATGTTGTTGCCAATGGTGCAAATGCAGCCGCTAACGGTGCAGCTCGTGGATCAGTCTTTGAGAACATGAATAAGATTCAGAGTCCTTGGTTTGGTACTCCTAGTAACACTTCAACGAATATGTTAGAGAATAAGGTTGTTAATCGATACGGTACATTTAATTCGACAAACAATGTTGCCAAGAGATCTCCTACATATTCACTGGTGAAGCGCATGGAGAAATTAAAGTCCAAGTTATTGGAGTATCTCGTTTCACCAGAGTTCGCCGAGTTGATGAATGAGTCTACTATCCCATCTCAAGCTGCACTTGTCAAGGCTCTACAGTTGTTCCATGAGATCGGATATGTGCTGACAAAGCGTCATGATGCAAATGTTCCCAACAGTGTGCGTCGTGAGATTACATATGAAATCACTAAGCTTTCCTATTCAATGATTGTTCGACTGAAGGAGTTGTATGATTCTGCAGTCACAAAAGAGACTGTTTTAGATGCACTCAACTCAAGTGAACTGCCTTCCAGGAATTCATCACCAGTTGCCAACATGAATGCCAACATGAATGCCAACATGAATGCCAATAAGAATGCCAATAAGAATGCCAATAAGAATGCCAACAAGAATGCACCACCAATGAATATGCCGCAAATGAATGCCAACAAGATGGCAGAGATGAGCGGTAACATATTCGCGAATGCACCTCCTGCCAACAAGTAAATATATCAGATATAAATATGTCAGATATAAATCTGTCAGATATAAATAAATCTATTTATATTAGAAGTGTAATAAACATGAGTTCTGGTTCTGGTGCCGGTCCTGGTCTAAGTTTTGGAATGAACAATCATATCCGATCCGTATTCGATTATCGCCGTGAAAACTCTTGTCCAACATGTCGCGACATCGACTTCACTTTCCCCGATTACACTGCATCTGTCCAATATCTCGATAACGGTCGTATTCGCATCCATGGTGCCATGATGACCCTCGGTCGCCGACTCATGTACTGGGCACCTGGTCCAGCATATCGCGGCATGTCCTTCAGCGGCTCAAATCTGCCGTTTCCTTCTGCTGAAATCGCTTATGACGGTACACCGAATCACGGTGTTATCGAAACACGATACGGATCTTTCGATTTCACTGTTCAAAGTCCAAATTCCTATTACACACAGGGTGGCACAGTTTTAGTACCTCCAACAGTGCATATCGTCGTATTAAATGATGCAGGAGATCGCATAGGTGAACCCCGTAACATTGTCCTTGGACCATCTGTGCCCTATCGAACTCTCACTATCCCTCCTCAGCGAGATTGGAATCTCGGTCCTATGTTCTATCATCAGAAACATCCGCCAATTCGAACACAAGAAGAGATTTTAAGAGCAGGTGCATACGATTGCAAACAAGTTACAGGAGACTTTTGGCGCACAAGACCAGCGCGTTAAACACTTCTAATATATTTTAAGATTCTATATAAACTAAATGTCAACACATTCTATTGAACATAATGGGCAATCATATAACCCTTTCCTTATATTGGGTATAACTCCAGAAACATTTCAACGTGAAAGATTCGTCGCCAATTATACTCAATTACTCGCACTTCATTCAACAAGTCCATTTTTACCCATCATCGACAAGTCATATATGTATATTCGACAATGGGAAGCGGCAACCGTATCCAGACCTAGGGCGGTGGGCCCTGTAGGCCCTGTGGGGCCCGTGGGCACAGCACAAGAGTCTAAATTCGACTTAGCGGACTTTAATCGTCGATTTGAAGCGCAACATCGGCCACCACAGTATCAACATGAAGGATATGCAATAACTCCATCAGAGTATGGCGGCGGCAGTACCATGCCAACTTACTCTGCATCGATTGCCCCTTCTGATGATATTACTCGGCAAACACTGCAGCTGCGTGAAGCAAGACGCCGCCAGATGCATCAGGATGAACCTTCTGCAGCAGTTGCACACAGCACATTAGACACATTCGATCATCTGGGAACTTATACCGGAGTTGGATCAGGATCCAAATTAGGGGGGACGGATTATATGGAAGCACATACAGATGAAGTGTTGATGCCTGAACATATCGGATTCGTTGAACGGAATCGCACTTTAGAACAGTATATGACAGAACGCGGCGGAGATATTCCAGTGAATGTTGTTGCATCAACTCAGCATCGTGATCAACGATTACAATTTGAACAACAGGCAATGGAAGATCGTCGACGACGACTTGAGGAACTTGATCGTTCAGTGTCAACATCTTATGAACAACAATACGGAAGACTTAATCTTCCATCATATTGATCAAATATCATAATGAATGTGTGCATTCATTTGATTCTGATTCTGATTCTTACAACATCGCCAACATCTGGGACAATGTTCGCTTTGCATGAGGGAAATCAATCTCAATCTCCGACTCGGGTGACATCTGCTCTGTCAACATTTCCCGGAATTGTGTGAACAATCGCGTATTTTGTCGAAGAAGTGCAAATGTTGGCGCAAGTTGCTGCAACTCAATCCGATGACTCTTCTCCAAATACTGAATCATCAATATCGATAACCACTCTTCATCTCCCACATCTCGAATCGCCTGACCAAGTCTCTCATACAATCCATCTGTCAATGATGCCGATATGAATCGCTCAGGATCCTTCTTCTCCTCCGTCCATGGATTGACTCGTTGCACTGGTGCCGCTGCTGCCGCTGTCTGAGCGAATGCCTCCCGACCAGGGCTGGGACCGGGGCCGGGGCGAGCGCCCCCCTGTTGTATCGGGTCCCGACCCGATACCGCAGCGCTCCGCATTGGTCCATCTCCCCATCCAAACTTTCGAGAATCATTGTCGCGAACCGGACGAGTGTATGAACGAGGTCCATCCTGTCTCGGTCTTGTTGCAGCAGGCGCAGCAGGTGCAGCCGGTGCAGCAGCATCAATGGGCCCCGGTCCCGTTGTAGGCCGCAATGTCGTAGACCATCTCCGATAATCCGCAACACCTCCAACAATTTCATCCAAAATGAACTCATATCGACGCGACAATGTTCCCAAATTCCCTCTCGCTCTACGACAATGCTCCAAATACTGCTCCCACAATTGAATAGGCATTGGCTGCACTCTCGCTGCCTGAAACTGTTTATATAAAATGGATACACTCTCAATGTCCTCCTCAATCAATGGACTCACATCAGTCCGATGAATCCAATCCAATAAACAGATATGCAACACTTTACTCGACAACCATCCAATCAAATACGTCTTACAAATGAGTTCAACTGTTCCGTTGATCTTCCGACGATTACGGAAAATCACTTCATCATCAATCTCCTCCCGACGTGCCCGAATATAATCAGCCCGATTCGTATAATACCGATTCAACTCTCTGACCCAGTATTTCCGAATACTCATCCTGTCCAATACTGAGGCTGTTGCTGCTTCATGTGTGGGAAAAGGACCGTTCAACACTTGATCTTCTGTAACCTGTGTTTTCATCATCCAATAATAACCGTTGTTCTGATCATCATGAATCACATTCACCAATGATTGTATCCACTCCGTCTCCTGATTAATCAATTGAACCATGTTCAAATAATTAGTCTGGAATTTAGCGTCCTGTACAGCCTTGTCCAATATCAATTGGACCACAATCGCCAACGTCTCCGCATTGTCATACTGTCGAATCGTTGTCACCAACTCTTGATGAATCACATCGAAATTGTGCTCAGTAATCTTGTTCATAACAAAACGAACCGCCTTCTCAATTCGAGATCGTTCAGTCTTTGGCTGAAACATCTCGTTTCTCTGAAAATAATTGCGCCGACGTTGACTACTGAAATTAGTTACGCGAATCAATTGATTGTTGAATTTAGGCGCCTTTGTAAATAAAGGCTGCTCCCGGTCCGCCGCCTCCATCTGCTGGTATTTCTCTTTAAATGCCAGGATCGATGCAGGGATTACAGGTGTCCGTATTTGTGCCCGAAGCTGGTACATGACCGCTATCGGAATACGTGGGTAAAGTGGATATCTTGGGGTTTCCATTGGTCATGTTATCACGCTGTATTCTTTAAATCGAATGTATTAAAAAATGATTCAAATAATGAGGGTATTGACAACTATGCAACCCATTTCACAATCTATCTTTGATATGAATGACGACGATGACAGTCCAAGACCTGCCACCGCTGCAGGGTCCCAGCATGGGACCCGGAGCCTTGATCCAGGTACCGTTGGTACACCATATATTCGACGACATACAAAAGGACCAGAGTCCGGCCCTAACAGGTCATATGGCCCTATTGAGCACGATAGAGCATCGCGAACAACAGGCCCTAACGGGCCTATTGTTCCATTTGGGGCGAATTATGCTCGAAAGCAAACATCCGAACAATTGACGGAGTTGCTCCATCAATTTACTAGTCGATGGAACATTGATCTTACTCAGCGGACAATGCCACAATTGACACCCCACAATTTCCGCAATCTCATCCATCATAAAAATCAATACTATGTCGGTCCCACATCTTTCGGATCCAAATATTGGCTCTATTGCACCACTATCCGACAACGTCCATTCGCATTTTTGATTTCCAAAAAGAATCAAGAGGCTTTCAGTCTCAAAACAACTTTTCCACAATACACCGAATCAGTCTTCGAATGTGAAATGGGACGTGAATTACTCACTGGACAATGGAACATCGTATTTTCAGATGTTCTCGTCTCTAAAGGTGAAACTGTTGATCATATGACTCTTGAACACCGCTACACAATTCTTCAACAGTTTATTGACGATGAATTCACCGATCAACCTTTCTGTTACGGTAATGTTATCCTCAATAAATACTATCCATCCATCTATCTCTCCGATCTTGTTCAACGATCCGCCAAACATATCCCGTTCAAACCTTCTGGACTCATTTTCCGACATATCTCCCATAAAAATAAAGATCTTCTCTACGTGTTCCAAGAACATAAAACACATCGAACCGTTCCAGAACCGATTGTAGAATCAGAGTCAGACTCAGAGGTCGAAGCAGAGGTCGAAGCAAAGATCGAAGCACCCACCACACCGGCACAAGTACAAAGATCAGCTGTTTTCCGCATTGAACGATGTCCAGAACTAGAAAAATACATGTTGATCGCTCAAAGAGATGGCGAAATGATTCGATATGGATACGCATGTGTTCAAACAATCGAAACATCTCATTTCCTCCTTCATCTCTTCTATGATGATCATTTGCGACTCATTCCTATGAGAACGAGTCCGACTGTTGAATGTGTATATAATACTATCTTTCGACGATGGCAACCAGTTAAAGTGACATCAGCTCCCATCAGCTCCATTCACTCACTTGACGGAGCTGGTGCATCAGCATCTATCTAAAATCATCCGCATAAGGATCAGTATCAGATTCGTCATCAGCATCATCGTCATAATCTGATGCAGCCGCTGCCACATCATCTGTTGTTCTCATAAGATCAATTGATTGTCCCTGTCCAGGGCCCGAGCCCTCATTAAAATGATGTGTAACCACTCTGAATTGCATCTGTTTATAGTATTTGATACGGCGCATCATTTGATTCCGGAAAACGCTGAACACATCCGCAATATCAATGATCCATGGATAACAGTCCGGATTCATCCGCCGTAACACTCGCCCCACCGCTTGAATAACATTCCCCTTCGATGTCGCCAATATCAACGTGTTCAAAGACGGAATATCCAACGCCTCTTGTGCCATCGACATCGTCGCCAATATCACCCGATTCCCAGTACTCTCATCCAAATCACGCTGTTTCATCCCTCCAAGATAGTACGCCGATATGTGTCCCGTCTGCTCTCGCACATATTCGAAAATATCCGTCAAATGGCGGCGACGCTCCGATAACACCAAGATTTGACGCTCCGCCCCCTGCTCCAACACTCGACGAATCTGATCCACAATCAACAGCGTCCGTGGACGATGTTCAACAACCTGTGTAATCAATTGCGTCACCGACGGTTTCCCCCTGAAATTCAATTCAACTTGACAATATCGCGCCGCAGTTGAATGATATTGAATAATGTCGGCCCTGATACAATTAGTCGCCAATCGTGGACGTGGTGGCGATACCATACGATCACTAATATGCCATTGAAACACCTTCATCATACCGTCAGATCTGTTCGGAGTTCCACTGAGACCCAACATATAGCGCGACGCAATCTTAAACAAACAGCGACTAAACACCTTCGACGATATATGATGACACTCATCAATCACCACCAGACCAAACGAATCAAATGCATGAATGTCATACGTTTTCATCGAAAGACTCTGAATCGTCGCAATCACGACATCCCTGCCATCAATGTCAAACGTGTCACCTTGAATACGACCAATTGAACAGCCTGACGGAAACGCTGCACGAGCTCGCTCAACCCACTGATTCAATAAGAACTCTTTATGGACGAGAATCAACGTTTTAACCCGAAGCTGACTCATCAAATAATATGCACTCACCGTTTTGCCATAACCAGGATAAGCCGCTAAAATACAACCATGACCACCCTGCATAATCCGCAACGTCTCATGTACATCGTCCCGCTGATAATCCCGCAACTCCTGCGCAAAATGAAGATCAACCGGTGTCGGCTCACTTCGACGATCATCCGCCGCACCGTATCGCGACAACCCGTAATATACCGGAATATGAATTTTGTTCTCCGACTCCATAAATGACGAATACGATTCAGGTTGACCACCGTAATCGTTCGATATGTTCGGCGTCACTGTCAACTCCCGACGCAATTGAACCAGCTCATCCGGCGTCAATGACGACTTATGGATAATATAGCCTCTTTTTGATATGTAATTAGACATTCGATATCTATGCATCAATATAATCATTTTTTAAACTAATTGAATAATCCGATAAAGACCGATCCATCCGCGATTCCACGCTGTCCATGCTCGCACATTATCGATGAATTTGCGGCCCACAGGAGGTCGATGATCAGCGATCCACGAGATCAACGCTGTCCGGTGTGAATCGGTTCGCATCGGCAAGAAATTGACGATCCGATCAATCCACTGCGGAAACTGCTCCCCCTTATCCGCGAATTTACTGGCAATCTTCTGGATATACCACAACACCTGATCAATCATTCGCGTATCCATATAGTGCCCGTCCCATAATGCAACTGCCTGATCCGGCAACATCACCCGCTGTCCAAGTCGAACATTAACACGATTATGAAGGTCAATTACCCATCTTTTCGCATCGTCGACACTGTTAACCGCCGCCAATTGTTCACTCATCCCCGCTGCCATGATCTTGTCACGCTCTCGTGTACATTTGGGACACGGTAAAAGGAAGTTGCTCATAAGATCGATATACAACTGTTTCCGATCTTCAGTCCATGAATAAACGAGTACATGCATCGTTGTCCAAGCTTGTGGTCCCCAATCTTTAGTCGGCATTTATACTTTCAAAATCTATAAATATTTCGTCGAGTTTACGGAACATTGTCACCATTCGACGCCTTATCATACGCTCCCACTAATTGTTCACTTCGGATCATCGTGTCAGGCAAATAATCCTGTGTTATCGGAGCACCTTCCAACTTCCACACCAATTCCATCCGAGTCACATATCTTTCATCCATATCGGCCAAATATCGCTGCAAAATCGGCATGGATTTAGTGTGAAGATCCTGTAAATAGCGATCTCGATCTTCAAGACCGAATATTATATTCGACCATGCATTTAGGCAATGTTTGCGGAATTCAACGGCTTCATCATAAATATACCGGATCTGTTTATAATGAATCTTATCAGACTGTATGGCGATGAGAGTGCTAATATAGCGATTCATAAAGTGAAGAGACCGCTTATATTCGGCAAAATTGTAATTGGCAAACTCTCGATGATTGAAATAGAATTCAACGATCTCGGGTTGCAAATACAAATAGGACTTTTTGTCGATCACTGTTGTCAAAAAATACTGTTTGTCATATATACCTTGAAATCGCGAAGAATCGTCGAACATCATCTGATTCAAAATCTCGATCTTGTCATCCTGATTGTCATCGAATATCTTCATCTCGGATTCGTTCTTCAACAAGAAAGCGGCCATGATAATAGGAACTACGATGATGAATATGAGATGATTGATTTGGAGAACGGATGTGGATATGATCCAATAGACACCGCATATGAGAAAGAAGAGGATGAGCTGATTTTTCGGTGTGAGTTGGAAGAATCGTGTATATAAATTCGGGGTATCCTGCTCACGTAACAAATGTTCCGCCGTCAATTTGCTGCCAAGCGACAAATTGTGTAGCAAGTTGTGGAGAATCACAGACATTGTCTTATTGATGTTTCAATAGAAATATTATGTTACGATTTGATCCAAACAATCAAATTGAAATAATATAGATTGATATAACAAAGATGAATCAATTTGTTACACATACGCAAATGGAAACCCATTATCAGAATGCAACTGGGAAAAAACGAACTGTTAAAGCGATGCAACATATTGTGTCCAATGGAAACCGCACAATTCAAGTCGAAGTTATACAACAGGATAACAGTCCATATGCAGTTGTGAAAGAGACCGTGTCAAATGGATCCGTTGTTCAAATTCGGAAATATAAAGTTTCAATTGATCAAATGAATCGGGTTGTTAATGATGATTCTATCGGACATATGACACCGGCTTCAACCACTCATAAATCGGTCACACATAAGAAGATCAAACCTGTCACACATAAAAAGATCAAGCTTGTTAAGAAGAAGAGTAAGAGCAAAAGCAAGAAATAATCAAATATTGATCACAATATTTGATCTAAAGTTCATCGGATACATCTTCGACATCTTGATCTTGAATAACCTCTTTGAACTCGAATTTAGCAAATTGCATATAGTCCGTCATCGATGATTGAGCCCGGGACCCTGCTCCTACTCCTGCTCCTGGTCCGTGTCCGGACCCTGGTCCGGGTCCGTGTCCGGACCCTGTTCGTGTAATCACCTTCGGCGCTCTCTGTGCTGCCGCACCAGCAGCGGCAGCAGGTTGGAAATAGTTGGTGATCGGAGTCAATCCGCGTCGTCGATTTTCTTCTCGTCGCAAAATCGCATCCAAGATAGCGGCACGCTTATGCGGATCCGGTTCAATCAACTCGAAAATCTGCATACACGGATTCTGAATCTGATGTTCATAATAGTACATATAGTCAGGACGCAACTGATGTGTCCGAATATATGTCGGATCTTCAATGATGTCTCCTTGACTGATATCGTTGGTCAATTCTCGTTTACATTTGTCGTAAAATACGCGTTTGGTCTTATCAGTTCGTTTCATATGCAATCGGTAACATGATCCGTTACACAATCCGAGAACTTCATGTAATGTTTCCACTGGATACACTTCACGTCGATCAACAAGTTGCCGATCTTGTACATGTTTGGACACAATAATCGTTCCGTTTGACATAGTCCGTTCAACCTGCATCCATTGATACGACTCCGGATCACTCTTCAATGAAACATATCGCAAATTCTGCGCTGCAAATTGCACAGTGATTGTATCCGATAACAACTGTTTCAATGTGATACACTGATCACACTTCTTTGTCTTACACAGTCCGCAATATGATCCATGACATGTTGAACATCCGTGAATATTCACAGTGTCACGACAGAATCGACAAACTGGTCGACAATCGTGAGTCGTCAAATGCATGGAACAAAACAGTTGCATACAACGATAGCATTTTGCCCGTTTACCGATTCTTTTCCGACTACATTGCCGACATTGTAACTCATTCTCATCGATGAAAACATATTGGATTCGATCGTTGGACTGTGGCCGATTACCCGCATCACGCTCACCCATGCGCTCCGCGAGCTGCAAATGGGCGATACTGCAAGGATTGGCATAACTCAACGTCATTTTCAACGTTTTCGACAAAATCAGTTCACTGATCGGGAATTCACCTGCAAACAGTCGGGACATCATATCCACGAAGAACTGTTTCGCCATATAGGCATCACGATTGTTCAACAAAATACCGATGATACCACCGAAGATCGTTTTCACAATAGGCGCATTATCGCGCCGTTTCAACACAATACCCATCGATGTTTCCACATAATCATCCGGATTGTCCTCATATTTGTTGCCGAAATACCTCTTCTTACTGAAAATGCAAAACGGATCAAACAACTTATCGAACTCCAGATCTTGTGGCTGTTTCAACTGTGGACGAATCCAATTCGACGCAGTGTGACCCATCTCCATCGACAATTCGCGAAGACGACGCAGATCCGCAATTGGACCATGAATCGACTCCAAATAATCGCTGAAATCCACGAAAATCGAATCCGTGTCACCGTAGACCAACTTTGTCCCCGGATACTGAGACAACACCATGTCCCTGGCTTTGATCACCATCATGCGTCCCGTTGCCGTAACACATGCCGCAATCGGTTTGTTCCTGATCGGCGACGTTGTCGCACCCTTCTGACCATATAGCGAATTGTTCGTCACCTTATACGCATTCTGAAGACCGTCGAACACCGCTTGATCATCCTTGGAATACATATTCGTAATCGTTTGGACATCGGTCATAGGGACGCGCCATTTCTGACCCTCCACATTCTTGATCATCGCAAATCCGTCGACCTCTTCGCAGTTGCCCACATGTTCGCCACCGTTCCGCAATACGACCCGCTTATATTTGGCAATCTTGCGGACACGACTACGCTGATCCGTCAAACGACAGGCGATTCGCGGCAAAATGCCCTTTTCGCCATCAGTGCGCTGCACATAACGACAACTAATGCGACCCGTTACCCGTTTCTCATCGCCAACTCCCATATAGAGATCGTAGTCAATATCGAGATACGTGTAAGTGTCAGGAATTTGATACATCTGCTCATGTTCAGCAATCTCATGTGGATCCGTATATTCGATGAAATCCCCTATATGATTGCAGATTTTGATACGAATGAGATTGTTCGATAAGTCGAACTCTTTGATCCATACAAGAGTGTCATCGGAAATGTTCTCCGATCGAATCGATGTCGGATAAAGCGAGGCGTAGTCCAAAACAACGACGG